CCTCCGTAATATCTGCTAGGCGACCTTGTGAATTACGGCGGTGTGTTCCTAGCTGACAGTACTTGTAGTACATAGTAGTATAAGCATCGAAAGATCCTTCTGACGTAATCTTTCGTTGCCAGTTAGATCCATCCCTATTCATGAAGGACCAGTCACCTTCACGATAAATCTTTAGCTCTTTTTCATTAATGTAATACATCCGGTTAGGCTGACAATCCCAGTCATCCATTACTGGAATGTCTCCGCCGTCGCCAGCAGAGAATGCTAACCCAGTAAAACCACCTTCAAAATCTTTAGTGTTTGTAAATCGCCGTTGCTGTACAAGTAAATTAAAGTAAGCCCTACGCACACCCGGAGTAGTCCAGATAACAGTAGTACGGCCGCCGTTCTTACGGATATCATCTGCAAGCTTAATCATCATAGATTCTGATAGTGCTCGTGGTGTACCCGAGTTATCATTAACTACTGCTTTCCATAGAGGCTCCACAGTAGGATCTATATTATATAGAGTGCCTGTATTATCACAGATTGCCTTAAAACCGATAGTTTCTAAATCTTTAGATCCCCATCGGTGCGCAGTATCTCCCACTGCAATAGCTACCGATGTTCCTGGAGAAATAGTGACAGTGGTGTTGCCGCCAGAGGAAGCTATAGTAGTTACCTCAAACGGTCCACCAGTATGGAGACTAGTTGTCGAAAGATCGTAAATATCTAAAATCATACCCAGTTCAAAATACTGCGCATCTGCATCCGCTAACACAAAAGTAGTGTTGGTACCAGATGCCGCAGTACCTATAACACCAGCAGCTGTACCATAAGTCTGCCGGTTCATATCTTTAGTGAGGTTCTGCCTAAGACCTTCTAACTCTTGCTGTAGTGCACTAGCAAAAGCTTGAAAGTTTTTATCGGCAAGTTCCATAGTCTGCCCAGTGAGTTCAGCTGATCCATAGTTGTAAGCAAGCTGAACTCTCGCTGATGCATACTTTTGGGAACGCGCAACAGGCAGAGGTGTATTTTCTGCACGCGCGCCTAGACCATGGTTACGCCGTGTCCTAATGGGAAACACTACATACTTACCGCCTACTTCAGATGTAACACCTTCTGAAGTAGATTCCAAGCGCTTGAGTGTCTTAACGTCTGATTGAAGCTGGTCTCTAATCGATGGCTCATAAACTTCTTTAAGTATATTATCAACTACGGCAAGTGTAGTAGTGGCCATTGAACCTACTCCTAGCTTGAGCTAGTGCCTATTTTGTTCAGCAGCTGCTTGAAGATACTGAACAACTAAATCCTTCTTCTGGGAGTCATTCATCTTTGTAACATCCATGCCCTGTCCCGGAATACCACCACCGCCACCCATAATAAGTGGCTTAGGACGATACCGTCTTACTTCTGCTTCACGCCAGTTAAAATAACTCTCTACCGCTTCTTTGCCGGACATACCACTCTGCATTTTAGCTAATACAAACTGTTCGTCATACTCACCGTGCGTCTTTCTAAGCTCATTGAGTTCAGTATCTAGTTTAGAGTCAGCTTCAGCAGCTTGTTTAGACTCAGTCTGATTAATCAGAACTTGAGCCATTATCTGATTTTGGCGCTCAATCTCAGCAAAACGAGAATCATATGGATCAGCTTCAGGCTTAATAGATTCTTCTTGGCCCTGTTCAGTAGCCGTAGCTGTAGCGGGTGCAAATTTATAGTAATCCCCTATGGCTTTATACACCATTTGAGGATTTTCATTGAGACTGTTCAGCAGATTAATAGCAAATCTAGCTGTATCAGGCTCAACACCGGCACTACTAAATTCTTGCCACGGCTTATATTCTGACTGTACCTTTTCAAATCTACTTTGTACGCCTTTGTCCCACTTTTCCAAGTAAGGCGTAACTTGAGAATGAAGCTCTTTAGGTACGACTTCCAGCAATTCATTCCATGCCGGATTGCCGCTACTAGAGTCATCCACTCCACTGTTACTGTTATCACCAATATAGTCGCCTGGCAGTGTCATGTCCATACCTTTCTGCTGTACCTAAAAATCAGGCCCTGGCAGTTTTATTAGTTAGTAAATACTTTGCTTTCTTTGATCTACTATGTCTGCATTTTGAGTATCATTCTTAGCTATACGACGTTTAATAGCGTCATTTCTACGGCCTTGATTTGCAGCATTTGAACTAGAATACATAGGAACTGTATTGGACGGCTCTTCATCAGGATTGCTCATATCCTTTACTGATTGTGGCCTCATGACCATAGCTATTCCTTAACTTCTAAGGAGTTTCTACTGTACTAGTAATTGTAGGAGGATCTACTGTGACCCTAAAGAATGTCTTTCTATCTCCTTGTATAGCTACTGTACCGCTGCCTGCCGCTCGCTGTATAGAGACAAGGAAATTGTTAGTAGCATCGGCAGTAGCTACAAAAGGTCCACTGAAAAGAAATTTATGGTCTAATCCTGTAGTAGAAACAAAATTAGGCTCTATAAGAAGCTCTTGTCCCGAGCCTGCTGTATCCTTACGGACTCTGATAAAGAAATCGTCACCTGCTGTAGGACTCGATACATATAATTTACCTGAAAAGTAGTACGTTCTGCCTGATTTAACTGCAACACTGTTAACAGCTAATCCCGAAAGATCTAACTCAGTAGTACCGCTTGTTGTGGCTACCGTGCCAGAAGCTTTAAGGATTCTATTCCAACGAGATGTTTCCGTAGCCAATCCAGCATCATCTACACGGGCTAAGTTAGAGTCCCATGTATCATATGGATTAGATATATCTGTAGTTACATTAACCGCGTCCGCTGGATCAGGCTTTCTGACCAGGTAACGGGTTGTTGCTGTTGCCACCAGGCACCCAACCTTTCTCAGTTAGTTTTCCATAGGCAGGAGCAGGGCTAGTAGCAGGGCTAGTAGCAGGATTAGTAGTAGGATTAGCTTGCTTCTTTTTATTCCTACCGCTCTGAAGTCTACGAAGAATAGCTTCTTTTTTTAACTTAGCATCAGATGCTTTAGACATAGTATATTCACCTACAGGCCGGCTGAATCATCGTTAAGCCTCAAAGCATATACCTTATCATTAGTATTCATAATCTTAAGATTAGCTGCTGAGTAAGCAGTGCTGCTAATAGCTGTCAACCTAGTGTCTAAAGAAGATTCATCCTTATAATTACCAATAGTCCCTAGAGGGTTTGTATTAGTCTGCGCTCCGGATCGTCTCTTATCTACAAAACCTAAATCAATCATAGGGCCAAACTGATTAGCCATAATTAACCTCCTATTCAGCCTACAGGGGGCGGTGGTCCGCCACTAGTTTGTGGCATAGGTGCTGGACCCGGAGGATTACCAGAATTATCCTGCTGAGATCCATCAGGACCTCCCATAGCTAATTCCGGTGGTAATCCAGCTGCTAACTGAGGATTCATAGACACACTTTCCTGTCCAAGTGCCATAATATGTTGTTGCACATGCGCCTCGAATAAAGTCTTTACCTCAGAGGCAGCACTTTCGAAAGCCTGTCCCTTTCTGTAATCATTATGGTACTCAATATGAGCTTTATGGTTATCCCAACTATTAACAGGAATGAGTATAGGAGGATTAGAACCCTCAAAAGCAGTAGGATTCTGCTGCATAAGCTGCATGTTTTGATCATTATACTGCTGAAGCAATTCAGGCGTGACCTTGCTCATTTTAAGGTTCTCCCGCTGCGCCTGACGCTTATCTATTTGAATCTTGTCGTAGATCTTATTGATACCACCCATCTCCATTACCTCTAGGCCCTTATCTGGACTAATAAAACCCATCTTCATCATGTCCATAATAAGAGCTTGTTTAGCTGCTTTACTAACGGGCAGGGCACTACCAGCTTCTATCTTTATATCTATATTATTACCTAAATCGCTACCTTTAAATGCGGCAGCATCAAATGAGCCATCCGGACCGGTTATTTTCACAGTCCGAGGGAGATCCCAGTAATCATGCACATAAGACAGAGCCATCTGTGCAGTCTTTTCTATACCTTCTTCAAGAGAGTCAAAAGTAGGAGATAACTTAGACTCATCCCGTTCCTGTAAGTAAGATATAGCCGTGGCTGCTGTTACACCTGGAGGTATTTGTCCATGTGTTACTTCATGCTGACCTGAAATATCATTCCAGTCCGTAAGCAGTCTATCTAGTTCCTGAGTTACATATGCGGGCAGGGCTTGCAATGGTAGAGGCGTAGGGGGATTAAACCCCGGAGTATAGAGAATTACTTGCCCAGGTTCTGTAGTAATTGACGAAACATTAATAGATCCCCGGGGCGCCAATAATTGAGGCTTAGCCGTCCGATTTTTTGCTTCAATAATCTGACCGTGAGTGCGGTTATATTCCTTCTGAAGGGGAATCAGATCTTCTACTGAGGATGTACTATAAAACTTACCTGCCGGTATATGATCTAATTTAGCAAAAGGATACTTACCATGGGAGTACGGCCACCCCTGTATGCCGTAAACTATTTTATCTCCCACTAAAGTAAAAAATGCACCCTCCGGGAACATAGGGTGCATGTCTGGTTTAACCCATACTTCGAGCACTAACACACTCTGTTGCTTGTGCATTGCTTGAGTACCGATAAGATTCAAGAAAGATTCTTCTAGTAAATCAGAAGCATCCGCAGAAGTTGGATTAATCTGTCCCCCATCCAACGCCTGCTTAAAATTCATCTGCACCCATTCAGGTGACTTAATCTTAGCATGAATCAAGTATGGCTGATTCTCTAATTCTTCTTCTCTAAAATCAGGTACTAAAACATGAAAAGGAGTTTCAGGCGTAAAACATATATCACCTACAGGAACAGGCTGACCATTCTGATCTAATACAGGCATGCCTGTATTAGGGTCTTGGCCTACAGGGCCAGCATTAAAGTCCCAGTAAGTCTTAATAAAGCCATTACCGCATGTAAGAGTCCACCACAATGCACGTCTAAAAATAAACTTCAGCTTATGGTCAGTATAGAGATTGTCCCAGATTTGCTCAGCGGCCAATGCCGCATACATATCTCTATCTTCAGCAGACGCCGGTACTACCGTAGCGTTCGGTTTATTATTAGTAAGCTGAGCTAACTCAGTCCGAATGGTCGGCCGAATCCTATTAATTACCGGCCTAGCACGGTAATAGGGAGCCGGAGGAACATAAAGTCTAGTAGTTGGACCCGATCCAATGAAACTAGACTGAGGCTTAAGTAGTGCAACATTTTGCTTTCCAAAAAAGAAAGCTAGGTTATAGTACCACTGTCGCTCGGTAACAATTCTTGCATTACGGATGCCACGAAACTTCTCTTGCGACCACTGAACAATTTTATCGTGCTGTTTCTTAGCTGCACGAGAATTCGAAAAGTTAAGTGTACCAGTATCATTAGGGCCTGAGATATCGGAAGGAAGCGTATCAGTCACTTAATCGTTCCTTCCCATTTGGACTATCCGGAATAATCCCCATCATATCTTGCATAAAATTAGACATATCTTCATCCGGCTCTGCGTAAATGGTATCACCTACCCCCTGTCCTGCCGAGAGGTTCCTTAATCTTTCTACTTCTGCTTGATCTGTTTGCGAGATATATTCATCATTAAATGTCGATATCTGAGATGAGGTCGTCAATGCTGTCATCATGCTGTACGCTTGAACGTCCTTGCTCATCAGTCGGTTCAACAAGTCCTGATTCTGTGTTCTCAGGGAGTTCACTATTCGATTCATCTGTTTCATCCACTGATATAGCACTATCCCCACTATCCCCACCAGCACTATCGGCAGCAGTACCAGCAATGATATTATTGGTAAGTTCATTGAAAACACGAGTTATTGCCTCAATCTGTACTTTTTGGGCATCATTTTCTCTACGGAGAAAACTTACCTCATCTTTTAGTACTCTATGTTGCTTTGGTGAGTAATATTCAAAAGCATTCGCAGCTTCTTGAAAACAGTTCTTGAAACAAAAATAGATAGCACCATAGTAATCTAAAGTAAAACCAAAATCTATAAATGGGCCTTTACCTGTACCGCATACTATGCAGCATCCGGGTGCTATTAACTCATTCTGACTTAAAATTCTAAATCTACTTGTTGCCGCAGTAGTCATTACCAGATACCTCCCATATGTTCATCAATCTCTGACCACTCTGTATTAGGAGACTGATTCAATTGCTTATGCAAATTCATGTCTATATAATGAGGGCCTACAGGGGCAGTAACAGCACCAAGAGTCTCCTTGATTAACATGTTAGCATTAAACTCTTTCTTACGAGGATCGTCCGGCGGTAAGTAAAGATCAGGCATGAGACTAAAGAAATATCTTGCTGAATCCGGGGCGTGGTCGTCTTTCTTATGAAGCTCTTCCCTAGGATTATTATCACGCCGTCGTTTTGCTGTTTCGTAAATTTTCCAACGGACTCGCTGAAGTTCTCTTACTAAATTAGGACAGCCTGCTATCGCCCATCTACCTCCCTTTAAGTATCTATTCATCTTATCGATACCTATCTTCACATCGTTATTACCCAATACTATTGGAACACCGGCCATAGCATATGCTGTTTGGATACTATCTCCAGTTTGCGCATTCCTCTGGGCAATAGCAGGGTCCCCCACATAAATCTGCGGTGCTACTCTTCCAGCTAGTTGATTCCGGATGTGAATCTCTTGGGCGAAGTCATTAACTAATCTTTCGTTATCATACAGCTCATCATAAGTTACCACTGCCCCAGTAGGACTAACAGCATGCCATAACCAAGCTGTTGGATTATTCAACCCGTGATCCAAGCTAGCGTAATGAGTCCAACCTTTAATTCGTTCTAATTTCTCTTCATCCAATACTTCTAGGAGATGGCCTACAGGTGCATATTGCGGGATAAAGTGATGGAAAGCGGTACCGCCGAGTTGAACGAACTTACCTTCTTTACGGGCCTTTCTATCGTCTGAACTTAGCCCCTCGAAGACTACTTCAATCTCAGCATTAGAGATATGAGGATTCTCTGCTGTGTCTATCTCAACAACAAGCATTCTATTATTTGAATTTTTATTAGGCATGTAGAGATCATCATAGACCCATGTCATTCCCTCTACAGGGGTCATAGTTATCCACCAAGAACCCAAAGTATCTAGCAACCTCAGCCGGCACTCGTTATAGATGTCTTGTGGTGGCTCTTCATCAAAATGGATAAAGTGCCGACTTGTACCGGCGAACTTCTCTAACTTCTGATCATAGCTCATCAGCTCTACAGTAGAACCATTATTGAGCGTCAGCACCCTGTCTGCTTTAGAATAACTATCTTCCCAAGAGCCGTTAATAAGGTCAGATGGGGGGAGCCATTTAGCAAGCTCAGGAATAATAATGAGCTTGATACCCTCAGTATAGGAGACGGTAACAATCCTACCACGCACCGGTGGCTTAAATAGATTTCTAAAGGGGTGTTCCCCGCGTAACCACCAGATATCTTCAACAATACCTCCTACTGTTTTACCGGACCGGTTACCTCCAATGTATAGTTTCCCCTGCTGCTCACCTTGGTGAAATCTAGTTTGTTTCTCATGGGGCTTATAGCCATGGATGGTAGGCCTGGTAACGGCTTTAACCAAGCCTTCTTTAAGGAGCCCGCCTAACTCCTCTACCGACAAACTTTTTTTAGCCATGTTTAACTATCAGGTTGTTGTATCAGTGAAGTCGATAAAGTTCTTAAGCATTGCTATTAGATTAGTCAATGCGACATTGCCACCTTTAGCACCGGTTAAAGTAAGACCCTGATTAGTACCCAACTTTCTAGTACCCTTACCGTCATGAATATGGTCACCTGCTGATGCTTGATCGTGTTTAATTCCTATAGTATGGTGCTGTGCTGTAGAGGAGCTATCTACGTCTGAGTTACTGTGAAAAATATTTACTGCTCCAGGCCTGGGGGCCGGATTATGGACATCGGATTTTATTCTACTGAACGGATCATTTTCAAACATTGAAGTCATTAATTATCATCTTCCTCTAATTAGAGTTCCGCAATCATCTTTTCAATCTCATCAATATCATCTAGTTCTTTCTTCGTTACTGGTTCAGCTGCTACCTGTCGGCTAGGTTCAATAGTGCCGTTCAGGATTGCCTCGAAGTCTTCGCCTATCAATCTAAGTACCTCCGTGTCTTTAACATGCCGCTGTATTGCTTCCACTACTCTTGCGAGGATTAACCTAATGTTCTGTGTCTGCTGGCTCTGTTGGGCTACTTGCGCTTGTGGTTGATACCTGCCGGTAATCTCATGGTAAAACTTTATTGCACTAACATCATTACGGTCCATCGCCCGGACTAAAGCTTCATTCGCTACGTATGCAGCATCCTGAAGATTAGCTGAACTTAAGTTGTGAAGGAACGTCTTAAATCTCGGCTGCTTTAACCAACCCTGCCATTGTTGCGGCGTAACGCCTAACTCTTTGAATTTAGCTGCTCTGGATCGCTTGTCTTCGAAGTTAATTATAGTTAGTACCGCTGCAAGCTGCTCCCTGCTAATCCCTATAGGGATCTCAAAATGACTGTCGTCCTGTAGTACTATAGGCGGGTCTATCCCTCTGTTTACTAAGGATATTCTAAAGGTCTTATGTTCTAAAGCACTATCTATGTCAAACTCCGGAAAAACTGATCCTAGAGACTCTCTACTGGGAAAAGTCCCATTGAACTTAAACCAGTACTGCTCTATATATGTTATGACTCTTAAGTGCTCCGGTGTTAAGGGTGCTAACTTTAGTTCTTTATTTGTCGTCTTTACTCCTGTCATTTACTATTGTCCTCCTCTCAATAGTCATCCATGAAGGATAGCACGATTTCCGTATCAGGCCTACAGGGGCCGTCCCGGCCTTATTAAAGTCTACCTATTTTAATTGACTATCTCAAAAACTTGAGATAAAAATTTTGAGGGGTAGGTACCATAAATTAGTTAGCTTTTAGTTAGTAGGGGTAGGTAGTAGTAGTCTATGCGATAGGTACCATATCCCTCATTAATTCGGCTAGAAGTCTTGACAACATGTTAGTTACTGTCCAATCAACTATTTTCGACAACTATTCCCAACTAGGAGGGTTGTATTTAACTAGTTGCCGCTGCTAAGTAGATAGTTATTCCTCTTGGGTTATGTAATCTCCCCGTGACCTACGAAGCTAAATCTATGCTAGACTTGTGCTATCGCAAGAGAGAAGGAACAAAGAAGTTGAGAGATTCAAGAAAGGTTAAAATGGAGAACACTAGTATTAGACTAAGAT